CTCTTGTTGTATAATCTTATAATACTTACGACCTTCCTGTATGCGAAACTTCATTAAGTTTGCTGTTCCGTCTTCCAACTCTTTGAGTTGTTGCTTTGCATAATCCCTAGAACTCTCATTCTCACATTGTAAGTTATGGTTGAGTCTGTAAACGTGATACTCTTTATAGTTTTGTGTGATAGCATCACAATACTGCTCAGTCCATTCTCTGACTCTGATTGCTAACTCTTTTTTGACTTTATCTCTTTTGATAAACTCCTCTAGGGATTCGTTCTTGGGTGGGTTAAGTTCTGTTGCGGTCATTGGGATTTGTTTGATATACTTTATTATAATCCCTACCAATTTAACTTGGTAGGGATGATGTGACACTAATTAAACTGTCACCAGTTGGCACTAAAAATGTGACCATCATGCTCATAATAGTCATGTCTTAGGTTTGCTTCCCAAGTCTTCTCCCAATCTATCTCAATCCAACTTGGCATATCATTTGATATGTAACCACAATCTTCGCATAGTCGCTCGGCAAAATCAGCACCACTATAATAACTTCCCTGATATGAGTCAACTACATTCGCAACATCATCAATGCTGAATAATTCTATAAATGCGTCAACTGGTTCAATTCCTAACTCATCAACTTGACCTTGATAGTCATCATAATACTCTCTAAATGCTTTCTCTCCATAACTCTTAATGAAGTCAACCATATCGTTATACTCCCAGTTGTAGAGTTCATTATACTCATCAAGAAGTTCCTGTGTCTCTTCTTGCATTTGACCTGTGGGTAGTCCTTCTCTTGTCATAGGAATAAGGGGATAATTGGATGCGAGAAACAAAAACAGGATTTACGATCTAGGGATCAATCAAGATTTCGACCTGTTTTGTTTCCCCACTATTATATTAGCATTAAAAAACCCCCTGTGTAGGGGGCTTGTGACACTAATCTAATCGTCATACACTAGACATTCTGGTTCATCTGGGTGCATATCACAAAAGAGTTCTAAAGCATTTGGGTCATGATGATCTCCTGCCTCAATCTCATCGTGATGATGATCGACATATTCCTCTAGTTCATGCAACTCATCAAGAGCATGTCTTCTCATAGGTTCTGAAGTACTTGGATCTGCGATAAGTTCTTTATCATGTTGAATGTGGTCTTCGATAGTTTTCATAGTGACCTCCTTATACACTTACTATTTATTAGTATAGCACTTGCTTTACACTTTTCAAGTGTTATGTTATAGTATGTCCATATCTTTACCAACCTTTAATCTCGTATGTCTTCTTTTTCTAAATCGAAAAGCATTGTTCCCACTCAACAAAGACAATAATTCTTTTGAGTGTCTCAAATAGATTTCATGATTTGTTATCTTGCTACTAATTGTAGATCGAATACAGTTGTATATCTCTTCTGGTGTTGCTTCACTTTCAAGTGCTTCCTCAATCCACATACTTAGTTGTTCAAGAGTGTAATTCTTTTCCTGATTCATTCAGATCATTTTTAATAACTTCACTTATCATATCTTGTATCTGTTCAGATGTCAACTGATTTAGAAACATCCAATCGGGGTCTTTTTTATCCCACTCAACAGTAAATGAACCATTGTCATTTTGATTTATTTTTAGACTCATCTCCACTTTGAAAGAGGTTTTGTTTGTATTAACTTTTGTGTCTCGATTTCATCACTTTCGTCAGGATTTGTATGGTATGTAACTTCCTTTAATGTCTTAAGATACTTCAGTACATGCTCTCGTATCTCCATCAAATCATCATAACATCCTTGATTATGAGCGCAACCACGCAAGTCAGAGTCAGGTTTTAATACTGATTCAGTAAAAAGGTCTAATGCCCTTTGATACTTAACAGATGGTGCTTCATCCCCGATTGAGTTTTGATCGTGCATTTTTCTCTTTTTTAATTCCCTTTTGTATGTATATCATAGCACATTCAAAATTTCTTGAGAAGTGTTCTATGATACCATTGTGTATTATGGCAAACTTCTTACCACTTGATGGAACTGCTGCCCACATTCCATCCTTTGTTACATAACCAGTTGGTTGACCAACTTCGGGGTCTAGTAAGGATGGAAATCTGGTAGGACAAAATTTCTGATAGTTAGAACCTCGCATTAACTCCTAAAACTCTTGCGTTTGGATTTCTTGCGACTGCGACTTGTCTTGCTTCATCGTAGTTACGAGCATGCACATCTTCTGTGAAGACTTTACCTGCTACAAATAACTTAACCTGACATCTCATTAAAAGAACCTCCCTTTAGTTACATAGTTTACAATACCGACTGATGAACCAATACAAAATGTCATCAATGCCAATGTTAACACAAATCCTTCGATCATTTTTCTCTCCTTTGTTTACCTTTCTATTATATAATATCCAGAATGTTTATGCAAGTCTCTTGTGACACTTCTTGAACTGGTTTATATTCTTGCACTCTCTTCTCAATTAAGTTACCATAGTCTTCATGTAGTTCACAACCAATATAATCACGACCTAGTGATTTTGCGACTGCTGCCGTAGTTCCTGACCCCATGAATGGGTCAAGTATTATATCTCCTACCTGACTCCCTGCTTTGATGCAAGGTTCAATTAAATCTGGTGGGTAGGTCGCAAAGTGTGCTTCACGATATGGTTTGTTAGTTACTGTCCAGACAGATCGTTTATTCTTTGTTGGATATGATTTTGTAAGTCCCGAATGTGGTTGTAGTCCTGTTCCTTCGTTATGGTATTTTCCTTTTGTTCGGTCTCTTGTTCCCCAATCTTTTGCGGGTTCTTTGATTGCTTCATTATCGTAGTAGTATTTTTTATTTTTACTAAACAAAAATATATATTCGTGCGACTTCGTACACCTATCTCGTACACTCTCTGGCATCGGATTTGGTTTGTGCCATATTATATCCTGTCTGAGATACCATCCGTCTGCTCTCATTGCAAAGGCAAATTGCCATGGGATTCCAATAAGGTCTTTTTCTTTGAGTCCTTCGATTCGATTTCCTCTGCGAGGACACACATCTGGTAGGTCTTGCTTTGTATTTGAGACACTTTGTTTAACCAATCCTTGTCCTTTTCCAGGTCTGTAATTATAGTAACTGTCGCCAAGATTAACCCAACAAGTTCCATCATCTCTAAGCACATTGCGAACCTCCTTAAATACTGTGATTAATTGTTCAATAAATTCGTCAGGTGTTTGTTCCTGACCAATTTGATTTTGTTCCCCACCATAGTCCCGAAGACCATAGTATGGTGGGGATGTAATGCAAGTCCTTGCCTGTTCATCAAATTGTTTGAGTGTCTCTCGACAATCTCCAAATAAAATTGTGTCTCTCATCCAAATAAAT